TTTGGTATCACCCGCGAGTGGCTGTGGCTGGAGCTCCGTCGTCGTACCGGCGCCGTTAGTAGATCAAGCGGCCGCATTCACTGACATCAGTAATTCTGGTCTCAGTGGTGGCTGCGCTACCAAGATATGGCAGGAGTACGGACTCAAGGTGACCCAGGGAGAGCTGGCGATAGCGCTGGCTGCGCTCCGGAAACAGTTAGGGACAGACGTTGCCCGTGTGAACGTCTGTCCCCGCTCCGGAGCGTATACCATCAACCCAGATGCACACAGTGACTCCGCCAAGCAGGGAATGAGGTCTTTTATGGCTTCCCTGATTGATAGCGGAGGCTCACCCACGAATTCTGGCTCAAATGCACAGGCTGCGGTTCAATACCGCGTCACCGACCTGAGTCAGGACATACCCACTGTCACTGCGTTCGCGCAGCAGTGTGCCGGGGAGTTCGTTAGGTGCTTGATGGATGACATCGGGCACGTCGCGATCGCCTCGGAGGATGACGTCCGAGAGAGTCAAAAACGTCCCATGCAACGCCGTATCCTGGACGCAGTAGGCGGTTGGTATAATGCCACCGCTGACGCGTTACCGCGCGGCATAGTCAAATCATTTCTCAAACGGGAGTGGTATGGCGCAGAATCCGGCGGGTGGGTATTTAAAGCCCCCCGTAATATCACGTCAAGTGATGACTACAAGTGCATCTTTTCCAGATATTGTCTGGGACTAGCTGATGCCTTGAAACGGACAAAATGGTACGCGTTTGGCAAGAACCCACGCGAAATCTCCGATTCCATACCCGCCGCCTTGAGCGGCGCAGAGTGGGTCGTTGAAACTGACTTTTCCAAGTTCGATGGCACTATCACTGAGGCCATTCGGAAGATCGAGGAAGTCATATACCTGGGAATGCTCTCGCACGCAGAAGGCGAAGAGTTTGTGGACCTGCTCAGGCTGACTTATGGTAACATAGTCACTGGCAAGGGATTCAAATATGATCAAGGTTACTCTCGCGGCTCGGGGTTTGGTGACACATCCCTGGGCAATTCACTCATCAATGCGTATGCTAACTTCGTGGCGCTGCGCAGCAAGCCTGTTAATGGCCGCTTCCGCACGCCCGCCCAGGCTTATGCTGGGTTGGGCCTGTATGGTGGCGATGATGGCTTGACCGCCAACGTGGACCCTGGAACACTCACCAAGGTCTGTTCAGAACTCGGACTCAAGATCAAGTCCGTTAAGAAATTCCCTGGAGACAGGGTGACCTTCCTGGCCCGCATATGGGGCCCAGGAGCTTGGGGTGGAGACTCCAACAACATGTGCGACATCAAGCGCCAGCTCGCCAAGCTGCACGCCACCACGCTACCTCTGAATGTCACGTCCCAGGAGATTGCCATTAACAAGGCTCTCTCCTTCGCGGCGAGCGACTCGGAGACCCCGATTATGGGACCGTGGCTGAAGAAGATGTTGAGGGTTTTTAAACCAGACATAACCCGTC